ACATGCATGTCGAACTTGGTGGCATCTAACCCTACTGCTACAGGACACTTGAACGAGTTCCATTTCCCAGCACATATCCTACCAACACGCTGCACGTTGAAGCCCTTCATTACAGTGGGCCCGTCTCCAAAGATATCAGCGATTTCTTCGTAGATTGCGTGTTCTATGTGTTTAATGTAGCGCCCTACCTCCAAACAATGTCTTGGGGACCTTGGTTGGATACAACGAGGTGCTTTATTGGGGGGAACTTTTTCAGCCTTCACGAAGGCCTTCAAAATCGCATCAGTGGAGTCCACAGGTTTGATCAACAAAGAGTCACTTGCGTTCTGGTAGATTTGTTTCTTGCGACCCTCGTACTTAGCCACGACAGCGTCGTGGGTTTCCGGGGTGGATCGAAACCTGCCTACTAACTTCGCAAATGGTCCTAGTCTCATTTCAACTACATCCGCTGAGCATTTTGGGGGCTCTTGTAAAGTGCCATTGACCACGCACTGAAACACTCTCTCATTAAGCGCCGTGGCCAGTGTGCCGATGTCAGGGTCATTGACCCTGAGGTTGACCTGGGGAGCCACGCCGCTGACACAATATAGCGTGCGCTCCCTGCAAGGCGCCTGGGTTCGGGTTACCGCCAGGTCGGGATGCAGATTGGCACTGGTGTGCCGCACCCCCGGTAACCCTACCAAGCGTCCTCAGAAGTTTGGTTCAGTTGGGCGCCAGTCCCAACCGAACCATCCTTCAAACCGTCTGCGTGCAATTTCACCCCAATCCCTGGCGGCTTTCTCATGCACGGTCTCCACAAAAATCGCCTCGATCACCAATGGCAAGGCGGCCGCAATGTGAGTGGGCCTCAACTTGTGCTGCTCCATGATGGTTCGGGCCATCTTGCGAGCAACCATTTCATTGGCGCCATTGCGTGTGGGAGTGCCCATGTGATTCTTCACTTGGGCGATGACGGTGGCGATGTATGCACGTCTGCCTTTACGTGCAGCAGGGAGAAGTTTCTCCGCTGGGACGACCCCATCAACTAAGACCTCCGATTCCACCGGAAGCTCCTCTGGGTTGTCCATGAGACGCTTCGCGAGTTCCTTTGCTCGCTGGCGTCGGGCCCACTTGTAGTAGTACTTGCAAGCGAGCATGCACCCTCCAACGACTGCTCC